GACATATACTGGTCTAATATACGCTTAATATGTGCTGGAAAATTACTACTACTTACATAATTTATCTGTGTTACATTAGGTGTAACATCTCTGTTAACGTGTACAGAACTATTATTTTTCATGTAATATTCTACCAGATCTAATACAGCTAGTTTTAAATCTTCTGGTAGTGGATCATATCCGCCAAGATATTCTATTTTAAATCCGCGTAATAAGTTTTTCCACTTACCTGGCTGCGGAATTGGATATATACAGTCATTGTGTAGTATAAAATCTGTACCATCTGTAAGAGTAGTCCATGTTACACCATAGTCACTGCTCCATGAAAAACTATTAATAGATCTAATTGGAGTTTCTTTTAGTACAATCTTATCAAAACCACCATCATCATATTGCACATAGGGAGTACTTGTAGCATACTCTACTAATGATTTACGGCAATAAGTTTGTACTAGCTGACTAACTTTTGGTATAAGTAAATCTATTTCACTATCTTTATTGGTACTTGTAATACTTAAATAATTTTTTACCTCTATTTTTGAAACTAAGTTAGTAGCCATAAAAACTCCTTATGCTTCCAAAACCACAGGGCTTTGGAAGCAGGACTCTTGCGAATCCTGCCTGTATAAACTACTATTATGCGTAACGAACTGCTACTGCGCTGTATCCGTCTGTGGCAAAATTCTCTGAAAGAATTGTCATACCAACACGCATACTAGCTACTAGTACACTACGCTGCTCAACTACGAAATCATCGCTGTCAAGACGCATACCGCGATGCTGTCCTGCTAGGAAGTTACGTGGATTGAAAATTACAGCACTTGCATCACCTGTTGCACCAGTAATAGCTGGGAAGCTTGCGCTTACAACAACTGGTGTATTACCAATGCTACCAATTTGACCTGTTAGAATTGTAGCACGATCACCAACTTTGTCAACTGTTAGAAAGTTGCTGTCTTCTAATAGCTCATAGTAACCTTGTGTAGTTACAAAAACAATTAGTTCACTAGGATTTAAGCCCCAGGCACCCATTGCTTTACGAGCAGCCATAATATCACTAACTTTTAGCTTAAAAACACCACCTACTGATGCAATTGTAACGTTTGGTGTGCCACCAGCTGGGTCATGTGATAGTAAACCTTTAATAGGTGTACTGGCTACACTACCAGCACCAGCTAACATTGCTAGATCTAGTGACTTGGCCATACGACGGCTTAGTGCATCACGTACTAGTGGTAGAACTGGAATTAGGCTATCCTCGTCTTCTTCAAAAGCAATATACTCTTTTGTAGCAAGCTTGTATGCTTGCAGAGTAACTTCTTTTAGTGTATGTGTCTTGGCTACACCGCTGCTGGCTGCTGCACCATAAACACTAGTTTCTGTTTTTGGAGTAGCTGCTGAACTACCAATGATCCATGTAGCATCATCGCCTGTATCTGGATTTGTTGGAATACGCATTACAGGTTGGCTCATAGGAATCTGACGAATTGAACCAACAACCACTAGCTGACGACGCATTTCGCTTTCTAGTGTTGTGCTAACTTCTTGTTCCCAGATTTCACTGATGTTACCGCCGCTATCACGTGGACCACGAGCTGCTGCACCAAATGTAGCTGCTTTTTCTAGTAGTTGCTTACCAAACTTGGTATATTCCATGGGCTTGCGTAAGATCTTGCTGGCAAGAACTGCCTTTTCTTTGTCAAGATAAGCAATATCCATTTCCTTTGGCTCGGCAAACTGCATACGACTACGCTGTAGTGCTTCTAGCTCGCCACTCTTGTTTTGTAGGGCTTCTAGCTCTTTAGCTTTTTCTTTAATAGCAGCCTCAAGGCCTTCAAGAGCTGTTCTGTGCTCTGTGGCTTGATCTTCTAGGCGCTTTTCAATGTCGCTTAGTAGACGTTCTGCACCTGTGTCAACTGTTTGTACTACGGGTGTAGCTGGGGTAACTGCACTTACAGCAGCTTTAATTTTAGCCTGTAGGGCTTCTTCATCTTGAACTTTACGCTGTGCTTCTTCAGCAGCTTTTGCTTGTGCTTCTAGCACAGCTTTAGCAGTTTGTTCAGCAGCTTTAGCAGCAGCATCTGCTAGTAACTTTTCTAACTCTTTTGGATCCATGTCCCATTCCTCTTTTGTTGTGCTTTTTGCTGCTTTTGGTGTATCAAGCTTTTTAGCTGATTCCACTGGCGCTGGTGCAAATTGCTGTTTATATAATTCAAACTCTGTGGCATTGTCAAATGCCTTGGCTAAACTAAATAGTGTGTTTTGATTAGCTGGCACTGAAACTACACTAATTTCATGTAACTCCAATTCCTTGATAAGAAAAGATTCTGAGGCGCTGTCATAATCAGCATCACGAACTCTAAATCCTACGCTAAACGCGCTTAAGATACCCTTTTTAATCAGCTTGTAAACATCGCCTACTTCCTGAGGAATCTGGGCACGTACCCATAATCCTTGGTCGGTGACTTTATGCTCTACCATCTTGCCAATAGGCATTTGATGATTGTGATAGGCTAGTATAATTGGATTTTTAAGGTAATTACTTAACCCCTCATTCCATGCCTTCATAGGAATAACATCACCTTGTCTATCACGGTCTACTGTGCTAGCATATCCTTCAATATAAATGCTATCGTCAGTTTCTGTACTAGCGGTAAACTTGCTGCTTAAATAGAGTAATTTATCGATTTTCTTAGTCATATTACTCCCTCGTCGTACTAGGCCTACCACCCAAGGATGGATTGGCTGCTGAACCTGCTATATTAGCAGGTATTCTTATTGTATCCTGACCATCAAGTTTAGGATACCGTAATTCTTGTCTAGCTTCATTTGGTGTAATAATTCCACCATTTACTAAACTAGCGTGATAACTTGCTATATCTTTTAATTCTGGCTGTAGTGCGCTAACACTGCTTGTTATTGCTTCCACGTCATATCCAAAATATCGCTCCAAGCTGGAAACATAGAGCTTAACGATTGGCAATACTGTTTCCATGTAAAATAAGCGTAAATTAGGGGCAATGTTAGCATTGTTACCTCCCATTAACAATATAGGCGGAACGCCTATGGCTGTCATTATACGCTCAGTGTGTGTTTTAATTGCCACGTCAAAGTCTAGGTCACTAAACTTTTGATCTTGTAGTTTGTAGGGCTTTAAGCCGCTATCAAGTATAATTGGTCTACGCCCACCATTTTTAGCATTATAGCGCTGCTGCCAGTAGGCTAGGGTTTTCTCTTTAGCCTGTGGACTTAGTGTATTTTCACTAGTAAGCACCAGGCCAAAAATTGTGCCATTTTCAAAAAACTTTTGCTGAAACTCCTGCATGCTGTAGAGTATATCAATATTATCTAAGCACGCCTCAAGTCTGCTAGATCCACGATAGATGCTGTTACTGTTAATATCCTTAAAGTAAAACACATCTTGCTCGGGAAAAGTTACGCCAGCATTATACTTATAGCCGCGTATAAAAGTTCTAGGGTCTGTTAGTATTTCAACATTTTCTGCTGGCAGGTGGTACATAAACGTACCATCAAAGTGTACGAATGCATTTCCGTCTAGGAGCAAGTCCTTAAACAGCTCACGTCTAAATTCTTGTGCGCTTTGATAGGGATTTGGACGAAAGTTGAGTAGTGTGTTTAAGGTCTTTTGACGTATGCCATTAACCACACCATCGTGTACTTTATCTTTAATATCGTAGTCTAGTGAACTACATGCACTAACTACCATATTAACTGCTCTGTTTACGCTGTCGATATTACGAAAAGCGTTTCTATAGCTTGTAATGCGCTGTGAACTTTGAACACTGCTGCCTTCATCACTTGCTATTATTGGCTGTGCTGGATTTAATTTTTCAACAATCCAGCTACGAAGTCTTTCTAATGCCACCGCTGCCTCCTGTAAATTCGCTAAACGAACCAAACTGAGGCGTGCTACCACGATAACCGCTCAAACCACTCTTATGTTTTTCCTGCTGTACTTGTATCCAGTGCTGTTGCTTAGCGACCGAATTAGGTAAAGGACTCTTACCATAAATTCCGTGCAGTTGTACATGATGGCGATTACACAGGGTATAAACTAAATCATATATCTGTTCACGGTGATCACTAATAAACTCGTCACGAACACTAAGTATGCCACTATCAGTACTAACATCATAGCCACGCTGTTTTGCCCAAATTTCTAAGAGATGGGTAATACTGTGTAGATGATGTAATTCTAACTCCTCAGTACTGTTACATATATAGCAATGTGATTGTTTTTCGTAGGCGCTTTTAGCCTTGTCTCTAATCCACTTAACGGCGATTCTTTTATTAGTATTTATGGCCATAAAATTTTACTATTATCATATTTTAGCTATTGTATACCAAAAGCACAATAAAAGTCAATACCACTTTTTTATACCACATAGCTGTATATAGCATACCGTAATGCATCTGCTATATGACTATGCCGATCATGCTTAGGCCTCTCACGCATTAAACCTTCACGATCGTCCCAGCGATACTGATCTAACATAGCTAGCACATGTTCGCAGTGCTTAAGAACACGCAATCTACCTTGCTGTATAATTGTTTGTAGATAGGCAATACCAGGTAGTACATCTTTTTTAGCTTTGGTAGTTGAAATGTCGTAGGTATAAGCAAGATCACTACTAAACTGTGCAGCAGCACTGTCTATAAAAATTACCTCTGGATTGTGTTTATCAATTATCCTGTGAAAATGTTCACTGTGCTGTGCCGTACTACGCTCTGCTTCACAGTAGTCCTCCACAACCCAGTAGTACTCTGTTGCTGGATCATAAACTACTACAACAAATGCTGTGGCGTCACGATAACCTGGATCACAGCCAGCAAAAGCCTCACCGCGTACTGTAGGTGGTAGTTCGTCTAATACGTATTCCGGCAAGAAACCCTCATAGATTTGACCTAAATAGCTGGTAAAGCTGGCCATGTACTCTTGCTCAAACTCACTTTTGGGCATTGACCGACGTGCTTCGGCTACATCACTGGCACTCATGCGCGTATTCTCTGTATAATCCGCCTGTATGCTAATCCACTCCGAAAATTGTGGATCAAAGCCACGATTATAAAACTGACTAAACCAATTTTGACGCCCACGCGGTGTACTAATAAAAATAGCTTTACTATTAGGCTTGTCTAGTGTAGGGCGCAGTGCCACATTAAAAGCACGCTCACCGTGTTCACTGAGTGCAGCTTCGTCAAATATTATCAAATCATAGCTACGACCTACTGTGCTGTCAACTGTGCTAATTGAACCCATTCTAATAGTTGACCCATTGCCTAGTTCAATAACTTTATCCTTAAGATTATCACGGGTAACTTCCAGGTCAAAATGCTTGATCAAACGCCGCTGCAGCTCAAAACTAATACTGCTGAGGTTATAGTTAGGCGATATAATCAGCACATTACACTGTGGTACTAGTGTAACCAGTTGGCCTATAATGTTGGCTATGTAGGTTTTGCCTAGTCTGCGTGCAAGTGCAGCGCAAATAAAACGATATTGCGGGCTATTAACACTATTGATTAGTGCGATTTGGGGTCTGTTGATGGTGTCGTACATGCCCATTAACCTTAAGTAATTGTCAATAGGCAGTTTTATAAATCTTGTTGTGGCTGGATAATCTGTAATTGTTTCGCAATCAATATCGGGCCTGCTTACTACTAACACTAAACGTCTCCACTAATTAATTTGTGTATTAGCTGCGAATATTTAGTGCCGTCATCATTTATCTGCACGTTTACCTGCTTGCTAGGTGCCGACTCAGTGCGCAGCTTTTGCAACTGTATTTCGCGATCTAGAAGGTCCATGCTCATTTTATGGCTGAGGTGTAGGAGGTCTGCAATATCTTTTCCACTACCAACCCCTGCTTCCTCTAACTCCTCAAACTTGCGCTTGATAACGGCGTCCATGGCACGTCGCATAAGAAACCTGTTGTTATATCCCGTATCAAAAAACACACGGTCTATATATCCACGTACTTCTGGTCTAGCTAAAATTTCACATACCCTGTCAAGTGGTACGCCTAGTTCCTCTGCAACAAGCTGTGCACTGTTTGTAGTAAGGTAGCTATTAGCGACCTCTAGTGCTTCTGGGCTGATTTGTAGGGTTTCGGCTGGTAGGTATTCCATTGTCTGGTCTCACTAATACTTGTTGTTCTATACCGTTTATTACCATGATATATTTATGATAAGTTTGCCCTTGTATTTCATATACGGTACCATTTAGCGGGCTATCAACTAATACAGGATTTATAACTGTGCATGCCTCACCAAGGCTACCACCGCCACTGTACAACCAAACTGTGTTAAATTTGCTCATGTTTAGGGTCCTGTGGTATATTTAATTTGTAGGGTTTCTGCGGGTAGGTGTTCCATAGCTATTTAACACCCACTAAATTTTGTTTAAATATATTCCAGCACTCAGACCAAGTCCAGCGTAAACTACCGGTATAAACTGCATTACGATCAAGTTGTAGTGCACCTAAAACTGCAGTAGTTAAATTTACATCTAAGTAACCTGTTATACCATGATCAACTACATCTTGTGGTCCGGGCACTGGATAAGCTGCTACTGGAGTACCACAAGCCATTGCCTCCAACATAACTAAACCAAATGTATCCCAGGTGCTAGGAAACACGAACACATCTGCACATTGAAAATATTCGGCTAATTGGTGTCCTATTTTATATCCTGCAAACTCTACATCTGGATAGTGTTGCCTAAGATAATTAAGTTGGGGGCCGTCTCCTACCAAAATTTTGCGAGTGTTGGGTATTTCTAGTCTGCAAAAATCCGCCAAGCTTTTTTCTGCACTAACGCGGCTAACACACAGCAATGTTTTTATTTTGTTGCTTTGATGGGGTTTAGGATTAAATATTGATCTATCAACACCTCGCGTCCAGACTACTACATTATTAAGCCCGTGCAATTCAAGTTCACGTTTAACCGTAGCTGTAGTTGTTAAACATCTACCACTGTGCTTGTGAAACCAACGAATATACTGCCAAGTTAACCAAGGTGGAATCTTTAGTAATTTATGTAACCCTTCAGGAAAACGAGT